CGAGGCAAGCGCCCCCGGTGAAGCCCAAATCCACGGCCGAGCAGCACGCCGCACGGCTTCTGGGCAGGGCTTGACCCCAAGAGGTATATTCAGCACCAGGTGAATTGTTCCGGTGATCGGAGCGAGCCGCCGCCCTGCTTTGCGAAGGCGCCCGTGATGGGGCCCGAGCCCAACAACTCCCCATCACGCCGCCCGCAGGAGGGCCCCCGTGGCACGCAACACCATGGAAGCGTGGATTCCCGAAGAGTGGGAAACCTCGCGAGTCGTCCAGTCCATCACCCAGATCTCCGCCGTCGAGGCGCTTGCCGCCCGCATCCCCATGGGCTCCGACACCAAGCACGTCCCCCGCACCGCCGGTATGAGCGTGGCTGTGGTCGCGAAGGGCGGCACCTACGCCGAGGACACGTCGCTGAACGACGAAGTCCTGCTGTCCGCGATCAAGTTCGGGCAGGCTGCGCGCGTCGCCGAGGAGGACATCGACGACTCGGTGGCGAACATCATCGAGGCGAAGATGATCGGCTGGGGCAAGTCCTACGCCAAGATGATCGACAACGCGTCTCTCGCGGTGTCGGCGGCGGCCAACGGCACCACCGTCCCGTTCACCAGCCTCTACCAGCTGCTGAACACCACGGACGCCACCCTCAGCTACACCGGCGGCGCGAACATCACCACCGCCGCTTCGTCCGGCGCCCCGAGCTACAGCGAGTTCTCCACCGCGATCGGCAGCGTCGAACAGGGCGACTACTACGACCCCGGCTCCATGGTCGCCATCGCCCACCCGGCGTTCCGCAAGAGCCTGCGTGGCGTCGTTGACGGCCAGCAGCGGCCGATCTTCGTCCAGGGCACAGCCGGTACTCCGGACACGATTTTCGGCGTCAACGTCCGCTGGAGCCTCGGCGCCAAGCTCAACGCCACCGCCACCCCGACCCCGACCGGTCGGCCGCTCATGGCGTTCGTCAACCCCGAGTTGATGCTCCTCGGTATCCGCTCTGGCCCCGAGAGCGTGTTCATCGACGGACGCGACGGCCTCAGCGCGTTGACGGACGAGTCGATCCTCAAGATGCGCGCCCGCCGCGGCTGGGCCTACGGCCACCCCAACGGCGCTTCCATCCTCGTCGGCTGACCCACCCCGTACCCCGCACCGCCCGACGGCTCCGGGCGGTGCGGCGGCCAGCAGGGAGGTGAGCCATGGCAGCAGCCAAGAAGACCGCGAGCAGCAGCCGCACCAGGCAGCACCCGGCCAAGTCCGGTGAGCCTGAGGTCGAGGTCGACGAGCGGTCCCCGGACGGGTCCGACGGCACCCGGTTCGTCAAGGAGTTCGTCGTGCTCGCCGCCCGGTGGACTGGCGAGGACTACCAGCACGAGGCCAACCGTGCAGGCATGGTCGGCGAGGCGATCCAGCGCGGTCTGCACCCGCGCGGCAACGTGTCCTTCGACGGCCAGGAGCAGCACCCCGACGGGCTGTCCCTGACCCTCACCTACTCGGTGGACACGGTGCCCGCCTCCGTCGACCACCAGCCTGAGGACACCACCACGCCCCGTGACGTGATCGAGGGCGAGGGCTGACATGGTCAACGCCTGGGCGACCGCGCAGGACGTCACCGACTCCACAGGGGTGACGGTGACGGATCAGCAGCTTGTCCAGGCGCAGAAGGCTGTGGAGGTCTTCAGCAATCGCATCTTCGGCGACGAGGCGCGCATGCGGACACGGGACCTCTACTGGCTGGGCCAGGCCGTCGCCCATCAAGCGGCGTGGATTGCGGGCCAGTTCGGGCTGGAGACGCGGCTGGATGCCACGCAGATCCAGCAAGACCAGGTCTCGACCACACTGCAGGGCGACGGCCTGGTCCTCGCACCCATGGCCGCCCGCGCACTGAAGCGGGTGCCGTGGATGCGGTCCAGGACTGTGCACATCCGGTCCGCGATCGAGGGTGCTGGTCCGATCGTTGGTGACGCCCTCGCGGACGGCTCCGATGATCACCTGTACTGGGCGCCGTACCGGGGTGGTGCGTGATGCCCGTCGCGATCGCCACCACCAGCATCGCCATCCTGCGCGGCACCACCACCGACGCGTGGGGCGACGAGCAGGACACCGACACCCCCATCTACACAGGGATCCCGGCGAGCCTGACCGAGCAGTCCCGCCGGGTCACGACCCGCGACGACCCGACCCCGCGCATCGTCCGCTACGCCGTCGCCCGCGTGGCCGCCGGAACGGACGTCACCGACCAGGACCGGGTGCGTGACGAACGCACCGGCGCCGTGTACATCGTCGACGCCGTCTCCTCGATGGCCAACCCAGCACTCACCGCAGACCTACGGCTAGACCTGCGGCGCACCACCTAACCGAACACGGCCACACGCCCGGGGAGACCAGGCAGGCCAGCACGACCACCCACCGGAGAGGAGGGCGGCCATGGCACGATCCAGCATGCGGATCGACCCGTCCGCACGCACGCACGTCGACGCCGCCATCAACCGGTGGCTGGATGAGTCCATCGGCCGCGCCATCCTCGGCGACGCCCAGAACTACGTACACAAGCGCACCGGCCGCCTCCGCGACTCGCTGCGCGCCGAGGTCCACGACAAGGTGCTGAGGGTCGGCTCCCTGGACTGCAACTACGCCACGGACGTCGAACTCGGCACCAGCCCGCACGTCATCCTGCCGCGCAACAAGAAGGCGTTGTACTGGCCGGGCGCCGACCACCCCGTCGCCAAAGTCAACCACCCCGGCACCCCGCCGTTCCCGTACCTGCGGCCGGCCTTGTTCCAGCGGAGGACCGCATGAGCCTCCTGCTGCGCGCCAACGCCGAACTCGTCACGATCGCCTGGCTGAAGACCGTCGTCGGCGACCGCGTCTCCATGACCCTCCCCAAAGACAACGCGACGTGGGCGGCGTCCGGATTCTGCACGATCGACACCGTCGGCGGCAGCCCGAACATCTACGTCCCGCTTCGCGAGCCCGTCATGTCCGTCGACTGCTGGGCCTTCAACCCCGGCAGCCAGAAGCCGCCATGGAACAAGGCGTCGACTTTGGCGCAGGCCATTCAGGCCGCCTGCTGGGACCACCCCGGAATTCCGCAGACCGTCGCCCTGCCTGCCGGATACCCCGCGGTGCAGGTGCGGTCTGCGTACTGCACCGGAGACCCGCGCCGCATCCCCGACGACCCGTCCTCGTATGCCCGGTACAGCATCCCCGGCCTGGCCATCGCCTGGGTGGAGGTGCCGTCATGAGCCGCTACGCCCTCCAGGGCGCCCTCAGCCGGGACCTCCTCACGTGGAACGGCAAGGTCCTCGTCCACGACGACCGGGCCGAGATGGAGTTCCTGGTCACCGGCGACGTCCGCGTCATCGACTGCCCGCGCGACATCCCGCCCGAGCAGACCCTGCAGATCCGCTACCACCCCCAGCTCGCCTCCGTGACGTGGCCATTGACCAAGGAGCAGTTCCGGTGACCCACACCATCGCTACGACCATGCAGCCCGACCAGCCCATCGAAGTCGACGACGCCGAATACGTCGACCTCAAGCGTCAGGGCCTCGTCCTCGTCGACCACACCGAACAGGCCGCGGCAGCAGCACCGGCCACCACCAAGAAGGCCGCCACGGCAGCCGCGACCAAGGAGGGCTGAGTCATCTCAGTAACTGCGACGAATTTGGTTCAGGGCCCGGCAACCCTGTACTCGGGCGCGTTCGGCGCCCTCGAGCCCACTGACGCCACCGTCAACACGACGCCCGCGGCGTCCAGCTGGACGGACGTCGGCGGTACCCAGGACGGCGTCAAGCTGACCATCGACCAGTCCTACACGGAGCTGGAAGTCGACCAGGTCGTCGACCGCGTCGGCAGCCGGCTGACCAAGCGTGACTTCACCGTCGAGACGTCGATGGCCGAGCCGACGCTCGCAAACCTGTCGCTCGCCCTCAACGGCGGCACGAGTGCTTCTGCCGCGGGCTACGCCAGCTTTGAGCCGTCGTTCGCGAGCTCGGCGACGCAGCCCACCTACAAGGCGTTGCTGTTCGACGGCTGGGCCCCGGGCGGCACGTTCACGAGGCGCTGCATCGTCCGCAAGGCCCTGTCCACGGACGCCGTCGAGCTGGCCTACACCAAGGACAAGCAGACGCTGTACGGCGTGAAGTTCTCCGGCCACTACGTGACCGCGTCGATCGCGCCCATCCACATCGTCGACCAGACCAGCTAGCCGACGCCTGTCCCTGCACGTATCGAGGAGCACCACCCATGGCATCCACCACCGCACGTACCCGCCAGACCGCCGCGGCCCGGAAGCGGGCCGCAGCCAAGCCCGCCCCAGTCGACGAGGAGTTCGAGCTCGTCGAACTCTCCAGCTCCGTCGACGAAGAGGAGCGCGTCGGCTTGTTCTCCATCGACGGCACGATCTACACGATCCCCAAGGTCGTACCGCAGGGCGTCTCCCTGGAGTTCGTGAGGATCGGCCGCGAGTACGGCGAGGAAGCCGCCGCTGTCCGCCTGCTGGAGCGGCTTCTCGGCCCGGAGCCGTACAAGGCGCTGGAGCAGTGTCCGACGCTGGATGACAAGAAGATGCAGAAGATCCTCGACATGGCGCAGAAGATCGCGTTCGGGAAGGCCGAGGTTAAGGGGGGAAAAGCGGGCTGACCTGGACGGTCGGGCTGGCCGAACGGCTGGAACAGATCGTATGGGTCCTCGACCACCAGGGCGATATCGACGCCGACTTCCTCGCGATCTACGGCATCGACCTCTATGAGCAAGAGGTCGACGGGCCCCGCTACTTCGCCCTCGCCCACCGGCTGACCGCCTACCAGGGCGTGATGACCGCCCGCGTCGACCAAGAGCAAGACCAGACCAGCAGCACAACCACCCGCACCAGCAGCACCCAGCCCGCCCAACAGGGCGGCGGCGAGAACCGTGAGGTCTCGCTGACGGCGTTCCGGGTCATGTTCCCCGGAATCGTGAGCGGAGGAAGCGCAGGTGGCGGGTAGCTTTCGCATAGCCGAGGGATACGTCGAGGTCAGTGCCGACGAGTCCGCCTACGACCGCGCCATGGCCCGCCTCAAGTCCAAGGACCAGCGGATCAAGGTCGGTGTCGACCTCGACGACCGGGCTGCCCTCGCCAAGCTGGACCGCCTCGCCCGCGAGCGCATCATCACCGCCAAGATCAAGGTCGATGAGACGGCACTGTCCCGCCTCCGCCTGAGCCACATTGACGTCACCGTCACGCCGAAGATGAACGACACGGCCCTCCGCCGCGTCCAAGCCCAGCTCGACCGGCTCACCGCCGAGCGCGTCGTCAACATCCGCGCCTCCGTCGACACGCGAGTCGCCGCAGCGGAGATCCGCAACCTGATCCAGCGGCGGCAGGTCCGCATCGGCGTGGACGTCGACACCCGCGTCGCCGCCGATGAGATCAACAACCTGACCCGGCGACGCACCGCACGCATCGTCGCCGACGCCGACACGGCAGCTGCACGTGCTCGCCTCGACGCCCTGGCCCGCGACCGCCACGCCAACGTGCGCGTAGACGTCGACCGGTCCGCACTGTCCAGCCTCGGAGGAGGCGGGGGAGGACTTGGCGGGCTCGTCTCAAGCCTGACCAGCCTCTCCAGCATCGCCGTCGGCGCACTGCCCACCGTGGCATCCCTGGGGCAGGCCATCATCCAGATGGGGCCCGCCGCAGCCGTCGCCGCGCCCGCCGTGCTGTCGCTCGGCGCAGCCTTCGCCGCAATCAAGATCGGCACCAGCGGTATCGGGGACGCGTTCAAGGCGGCGTTCGCGCCGGCCACAGCCAGCGCGGGCGCGGCCACCAAGAGCATCCGGCAGGTCGAGAACGCGCAGCGCTCCCTCGCCAAGGCCCAGCAGGGCGTGAAGGACGCCGAGGTCAACGCCGCTGCGGCACGGGTGCAGGCGGCCCGGCAGATCGAGGACGCGCAGCGCTCCCTCAAGTCGACCGTCTCGGATGTGGCGGACGCCAACCGGCGCGCAGCCGAGCAGGTCGCGCAGGCCGAGCAGGATCTCACCGACGCCCAGAAGTCGGCCCGGCAGGCACAACTGGACCTGACCGCGGCCCGCAAGGACGCTGCCCGGCAGCTCGAAGACCTGGCCAACCAACAGAAGGACCTGGAGCTCGACCGCCGCGAGGGAGTCCTGCGCGTTCAGGACGCCCAGGATCAGCTGAACAAGACCCTCGCCGACCCGAAGGCCACCCAGCAGCAGCGGGCCGAGGCGCAGCTCACCTACGACGAGGCCGTCCAGCACCTGCAGGAGGTTCAGCTCCAGCAGGATCGGCTGACGAAGGATGCGGCCGACGCGAACAAGGCGGGCGTCGAGGGCTCGAAGCAGGTCACGGACGCCAAGGGCAAGGTTGCCGACGCCAACCAGACGATCTCCGACAAGACCCGGGCGTTGAAGGACGCGGAGATTGAGGCGTCCCGCACGCAGGTTGAGGGCGCACAGAAGGTCGCCGACGCCGAACGCGCGGTCGCTGACGCCCGCGAGGCGGCCCGCAAGGCAGCCGTCGACGGTGCACGGCAGATCGCCGACGCGCAGGCCGCCGTCGCGGACGCGGCCCGCGCCATGGCCGACGCCCAGACGTCCGGCGCCGCGGCGACGAACAAGGTCGGCACGGCCCTGGCGAAGCTCGCACCAAACGCGCGGGCCTTTGTCGACGCGGTCCTCGCCCAGCGCGAGGCGTGGCGCGGCCTCAAGCTCGACGTGCAGAACGCCCTGTTCGCCGGGCTCGGGCAGACGTTCACGACTATGTCGGCGGCCATCCTGCCGTCGCTGCGCACGGGCCTGACCGGCACGGCAACCATCCTCAACCAGACGGCGAAGAACGCCGCGAGCGCAGTCACCGAGCTCGGCAAGACGGGGATGCTGCGACGGTTGTTCGATGGCCTCAACGAGGGGATGAAGCCGCTCACGCGGATCCCGGGTCAGTTCATCACCGGCCTCACGCAGATCTCCGTAGCCGCCTCGCCCGCGTTCAAGCGGCTCACCACCGCGGCGGGCGGAGTCGCCGACACCATCTCGAAGAAGCTCGGCGACGCGTTCAAGAGCGGCCGGATGGCCGACGCCATCAACACCGCCGTAGGCATCGCCAAACAGTTCGGGCGCCTGATCGCGGACATCGCCGGAACGATCGGCAACGTACTCAAGGCAGCCGCAGCCGGCGGCGGGGACGCCCTCGGCGCGATAGGCGAGGCCTTCAAAGAGCTCCGCAAAATCACCGCCATGCCGGAAGTGCAGAAGGCTCTCACGAGCATCTTCACGGCGATCAATGCCATCGCGAAGCTGCTGGCTGGCACGCTCGGCGCGGTGATTCAGGCGGCACTCCCACTGCTCGCCGCACTCGCGCCCGTCGTAACCGAACTCGCCCAGAAGTTCGGCCCGGTGCTCGCCGACCTGGCGACATCGCTCGGTAAGGCGTTGATGCCGATCATCACGGCGCTGCTGCCCGTGGTGAAGGACGTCGGTGGCGTCCTCGTCGGCCTGGTGCAGGCGGTCATGCCGCTGCTGCAGCCCATCGGCAACTTGATCGCCACTGTCATCAAGGCGATCGCACCGTTCATCAAGACCCTGCTCGACGCCCTCGTCCCGTTCGTCGCCATGCTGGCCCAGGCCCTCGTGCCGATCTTCGCCGCGCTGCTGCCGGCGGTTCAGCTGGTGGGCCAGTTCCTTGCCGCGATGGCCCCGCTGTTCCCGCAGCTGCTGACGGCGCTGACGCCGCTACTTCCGCCGCTCGGGCAGCTCATTATGGCGCTGCTGCAGCTGGCAATGCAGGTGATTACTCCGCTGATGCCGCTGGTCACCGGTCTGGCGACGTTGCTGGCGACCGTGCTGGCTGGGGCGGTCAACCTGCTGGTGCCCGTCATCACGACGGTGATCGGCTGGCTCACGGCCCTCGCCGACGGGGTGAAAAAAGTGGTGGGCTGGATTGTTGACGCCTTCCAGTGGCTGTACGACAAGCTCGTCGGGCACAGCATCATCCCGGATATGGTGCGGGCGATCATCTCGTGGTTCGGGTCGCTGTGGACCGGCACGAAGAAGATCTTTACCGACCTGAAGAACTGGGTCGTGAGCACGTGGAACAGCCTGTGGGATGGCGTGCGCACGAAGTGGAACAGCTTCTGGTCCGGTCTGAAGTCGGCGATCTCCGGGGCGTGGACGACCGTGCGGAACGGCGTGTCCGACCTCAAGAACGGCATCACGAACACGTGGAACAACCTCTGGAACGGGGCCCGCGACAAGATCTCGTCGATCTTCTCCACGATCAACGGGAAGATCAGCACGTTCAAGTCCAGCATGAAGACGGCGTTCTCCACCCTGAAGGACTCGCTGGGCACGATCTGGGACGGCGTCAAATCGAAGATCGCCTCGCCGGTCCGGTTCGTAGTGAACTCGGTCTACAACAACGGCATCCGCAAAATGTGGAACTCGATCGCGGGCAAGATCAGCTCAAAGATCACACTCCCGAGCATCTCCCTCGGCTTCAACCGCGGCGGCGTCGTCCCCGGCAGCGGCAACAAGGACACCGTGCCCGCGATGCTCACCCCCGGCGAACGCATCCTCTCCAACCAGCAGGTCGCAGCCCTCGGCGGCCACCGCGGCATCGACGCCATGCTCGGCAAGGACCGCCCCACCAAGACCGGCGGGAACCCGACCAGCCAGCAGGAACGCAAGCGCCAGCAGGCCACACCGCACTTCGCGGGCGGCGGGATCATCGGGACCATCGGCAGCGCCATCGGAGGCGCCGTCAGTTCCGCCGCATCCTGGACCAAGGATCTCGTCCTCGGCGGACTGAAAGCCGCCGCACAGAAGGCCCTCTCCGCTCTCGTCCGGCCCCTCATCAACCAGATCCCCGGCTCGGGTATCGGCAACCTCATGCGCGGCCTCGTCAACAAAGGCGTCGACGGGATGCTCGGCTGGTTCGGCAACGAGGACAAGAAGGCCGTCGGCGGGCCTGCCGTGCAGCGTGCCTTGTCGTGGGTGAAAACGCAGAACGGGCTGCCCTATCAGTGGGCCGGCAACGGGAACCCCAGCTGGGACTGCAGCGGTCTGATGTCAGCGATCGAGTCCGTGATCCGCGGGGAGCGTCCGCACCGCCGGTGGGCTACTGGGGCGTTCTCCGGATCGAGCGGCCCGTCCGGCTGGGTGCGGAACCTGAACAGCCCGTTCGTGATCGGCATCACGAATGCGGGCGTCGGCCACACCGCGGGCACCCTCGCCGGAATGAACGTCGAGTCGTCCGGCGGCGCCGGCGTCCACATGGGCAAGGGCGCCCGCGGCTACAACGACGGCCTGTTCACCAGCCGCTGGGGATTCGCCCCGGCCGCAAAGTTCGACAGCGGTGGCCTGCTGCAGCCCGGCGCGACGATGTCCGTCAACGCCACCGGCCGCCCGGAGCGGGTCCTGTCCGCCGACCACACGGCCAGGCTCGACGCAATGCTGACCAGTGCCAGCACAGGCAGCCCGGTCACCATTCAGGAGATCAATATCAGTGGGACGTTCGACTTCTCCAGCCCGGCCAGCCGTCGGGCTGCGGCGAACTCGCTGGTCGCCGAGATGAAGGAAGCGATCCGTCTCTACGACAAGGCGAGGGCCCGATGAGCGCATTCAACTGGGGCGACCTCCAGCTCGGCCGCATCCCGCTGCGGGAGACGTTCGTCGCGACCGAGTCCGGCGGAGGGGACGGCCGCGGCCTCGACCTCGAGGGCCAGGAGTCGTATCCGCCGCTCACCAGGGCGCAGGTCATCGCCCGGCACGACGGCATCAACAGCCTGATCCCCGGCCAGGCGATCAACGTCACGTTCACCGACAAGCCCGAACGCAACGGCTACTACACGGTGAAGAGCTCCGGGGCGACCTACACCGAGTACCTCAACGAGGCCGTCACCAGCTCCTGGAAGGTCTCCCTAGACCGCATCGGGTCCGACGCCGAAACCGACCTGCAGAGCAGGCTCACCGGGGCGGTCCGCCTCAACGACTTCGCCCTGACCGGGGAGCGCTGGCACGCCCCGCCCATCGGGCACTACGGCTACTACACCGGCGCCACCAACCCGACCCTGATGACCCGCACCGGCGCCGACGGCACCATCACCATCTACCGCGGCGTGCCCGCCAACGTCTCCCCACGCTGGGGCTGCCTACCCACCGCCTACCTGGTCGGCCGCGTCCGCGCGACGACCACCGGCGGGCAGGAGGTGTACGGCGTCGACGTACCCCTCGCCGCCACCGGCTGGTCCCTCACCAATGGGCTCATCAACGTCACCACCTCGGCGTCCGCCAGCCTGGACGTACAGACCTACAGCGGCGGCGCGTACCGCTCGAAGCTGTGGAACGTCTCCGTCGCCGGATCCGCCTCGTCGATCACCACATGGGACGGGGCGACCCTGCTCCGCAACGACCCCGAGATGACCATCCTGCGCCTGGTCAAAGGCCTCAATCCGGGGCGCGCCACGCTCGATCTCACCCTGCGCCGCGGATCCCGCACCATCGAGGGCTACCTGCAAACCGGCACCGCGGGCACCCTGTGCGCCTACCGGGCGGCAGCCGAGACTGCCACCAACCAAACGTCCTACCTGGTGGCCACAGCCGACGACGCAGACGGCAACGCCTACGCCTGCGGCTCCGCCCGCACCTTCACCGCGCACGCCAACGGCGGCATCGTCAAAGCCGCCACCACCAGCCTCGACTTCTGGATCGGCGCCGTCGCCTCCCAGGCAACCCTCAACGTCAACCCGACCTTCGAAACCAACACCGCCGACTGGACCGCCACCTCCGCAACGCTCACCCGATCCAACGCGCAGATCAAATACGGCAGCTGGTCCGGACTCCTCACCACCACCGCCGCAGCAAACCCGCGCGCCGAAAGCGGCCTCATCCCCATCACGGCCGGCGCCTCGTACCGGGCCTCGGGCTGGCTGTACGCACCCGCGGCGATCCCCACGGGCGCCGGTGTGAACGTCAACTGGTTCGACAACGCGCAGGCCTACCTGTCGACGTCCGCGAACTCGTCCGTCCCCGCGACCGGCGCGTGGATCCCTTACGACCAGGCGTTCACCGCCCCCGTGAATGCGGCCTACGCGACGCTCGTGTTCTCCATCGGCGGCACACCCGGCGCCGGAGTACTGCTGTACGGGGATGACGTGCGGCTACGGGCCGCGACACCGTCCGGGGACACTGCGGCAGTGCTGCGGGACCACTACCTTGCCGCGATGCCGGAAGCCGTCTACGGAGTCCGGAGGTAACGCGGATGGCCGTTCAGGAAGTCCTCAAAGCACTCGGCTCCTGGGAGATCAAACTCCAGCCCGGGACGCCCCGTAACGTCCTCGATGCGCTCGACTACTTCGGACACGTCGCGATCATCCCCGGCCGCCTCGACCCGCTGCAGTACGGCGACAACCTTCTGACCGCAGCCCGCTACGTCGGCGTCCTCCGCACCAAAACCATCGGCGACGACGGCCGCACCAGCGCCCCCCAGGACGACCTCTCCGTCGGCGGCGTCGGCATGGCCATGTGGCTCGGCGACGAAGACGGCAAAGGCGCGATCTACGAAAACGCCGTCACGCCCGCCAGCGCCTCCTTCGCCGCCACGATCAACATGCTGCTCCCGGCATCCGGGGCGGGCGCCGTCACCGCAGGCACCATCTACTCCGTCGCAGGGCAGTACACCGGCCACCACCAGTACGAATCGCCACGCACGGCCATCGGCTACGTGTGCGACACCATGTCCACCACCTCGGTACCCGTCTCCTGGCGCGTCAACGGCAACGGCACCCTCGACGCCGGCCCCGACGCGAACCTGTTCGTGGTGAATCCGACGTGCGTGATCCTCGCGACCGGCGCCGGCGAGGACATGGCGCTGCGGGCGCTGCCCGGCTCGATGGACGTCACCCGCGACATGGAGGACTACTCGACCCGGGTCGTCCTGCTCGCCGAGGGGGACGGCTCGAGCATCGCTACGGGGACTGCGGATATCAGCCCGGCGACGCCGTACAAGGACATTCACGGCAACGCCCTCAAGCTGACCAGGCTGGTGTCCGAGTCGGATACGGCGTCCGGGAACGCCGCTACGCGCGCCCAGCTGGCCTTGTCGCAGTTCATCTCCACCCGCAACGCGCTGACCCTGTCCACGGCCGACTACGACGTCCACGGCAGCTTCCAGGTCGGGGACCGGGTGTGGGTGTACAACCCCGACGCCGGGCTCGTCGACACCGCCACGGAGATCACATTCCGGGGGATGCGGATCAACCCGCTCAAACTCCAGGTGACCGAAACGTCGTGGGCCGTCACCACGGCGTACACGGTCGCCTACCGGACCGTGAACGGCGTCTGGATCGACCTCACCCAGTACGTCGAATGGGAGACCGACGGCACCAACACGGTGACGGTCGGGGACTTCTCCCGACAGCTCACCAACAGCGGCACCGAAGAGGTCGGCTCCCGCCCCAACGCCGACACCAGCATCCCCGGCGTGCCGGTGTTCATCACCCCGTTCTCCGGCGCCGCCTACCTCGACGGGCGCGGCTTCACCCGGGCCCGCACGATCGTCTCCTGGAACGCCCCCCTCAACGTCGACGGCTCCACCGTCCTCGACGGCGACCACTACGAGATCCGGTACGCCGTCGACACCGACATG